CCTTTCTTGTCAGCATTCATGATGTCTGATTGTGCGTATTTCATTGTTATTCTCCGTTTATTGAGGTATTCCAAACATACGGGACATCTGCCCCTCTACGTTGTCTTTTACGCCGGCTTCTCCGGCCTGTCTTTGCATTTCTTTTGCCGCTGGTTCTAGCGCGGCACCTACTGCTTCTTTACCGATCTCGAGGCCGCCTTGGATCATGCCAACAGGGCCTTCTTCGAGGACAAACTGACCGGCTTCTTCGAGTACCGAAGGAACAACAGGCTGTCCAGCTTCAATCTTTTCTTGGGCTTCAGCAATACGCGGCGCGATGGACGCACCTACCAAGGCTGTTCCACCTACGGCAGTCCCCGCCTGCACTAACTTGTTCCCGCCGATACCTTTGAAGAAGTTTGCTAAACTCTTCATGCCCTTCTTCATATCGTCATCGAGTTCGGCTGTTGTGACTTCTACCGTGGGGGCGGAAGCGGCTTTCATCTCCGCTCGCTTTTCCGCTTCAAATGCTTGTAACTCGAGCTTTCTTTCGATGTCTTGTTTGGCGAGACTTTGCTGTCCTTCTAAGAACTTCTGGCCCTCTTCACTCTGGAGGTACGCTACACGCTCACGTTGCTTTTGCATCGCTTCGCTGAGGTAGCCTTCTGTTTTGGCCTTTGCTTCAGCAACTTGTGCTTGGGCTACATCCCTACGTTCTTCTTCCGTTAAAACAGAGGTAAAGTTAGAGGCGTCGTCCCCAAAACCAGCAAAACCCTCTCGTACACCCATGAGAAGGCTATCAACAATCTTGCCCATTCCTTCCAAGGGCTTTAAGCCACGATAGTTTTTGGATAGGATGGATGAATCTGTGTGCCCCATCATCGCTTCAGCGACATCATCTGGGTAGCCGAGTTCATCGGTAACAATCTTGACCATGAAAGACCGTGTTGCACTCGGCGTCGATACAACACCCTTACTCGGGTCGTTTGCGTCAATTAGAGGTAAGGCCTCCTCAAATCCCGCAACTAAGCGAGGAGAGATGGAAGCACGGTACGCATCGTCATAAACCTTCGGTGCAATATCAAATAGCTTGTCACTCTGGGTAGCCTCATAGTTACGAACAATGAGATCCGCCATTTCAGAGCCGACAGGGTACTTGACTGTAGGGCGAGTCTTTTTACCTTTAGTAACGCCTTTGATAGTGACGTAGTCATCCGTGATTGTTACATCGGACTTTTTGATTGCACTATCCCCGAGGATTTGCTCAGGGCGTTGGAATGTCGCTTTGTGATATAAGGCCACATCTGCGGCTACATCTCCAAAACCTGAACGAATCTCTGGTACGGCTTCGGAGTAGAGCTTCTCAATATCGTTTTGAGTGATGAGGTCTCGCATCGGACGCTCACCCGCTAGCTCTGTACGCTGTGCACCACCAGTTAAACTACCGGAGCCTTTGCCCCCTGTGATTAACGGGTAAACCTTTATTTGTCCTTTGCCACTCGGTCCGGGTACAGTTAAGCCCAAGACCCCAGACTCTTCCAATACAGGTCGTATGTTGAGTTCGAGTGCTTGGAAGTTACCGAGTTTATTGGATGATTTGTTGACAGATTTGAAGAGGCGGGAGTAGTTTTCTTCCTTCCTCATCTCAGAAAAAGGAAGATCCGCTGACAAGCCTATCTTATCTTGAGTGATTGCGGTACGAAGAGCACGGAGTTGTTTAAAGTGGTTCTCCGTTGTGTTAGGCTTCGCCATCGCGTAGTCAATAGCCTCCCCCAACGTTAACGTTTGGTTAGCGGCCTTGTCTACAAATTCATCGTAAGATAGTGGCATTTAGTACCCGAATGTTGCGTCTTGTGGCTTAAACGTGCTATTCTTAATGTCGTTCAAGGTCTTATGGATGGAGACGTAACCAGATGTTCGAGTCATCAACATATAACGTAAAGCGTCATATGCGTGGTCCTCTGCCTTGGTGTCTACATCTTCAGAATTTGTTTTAGATAGCGGTATGCCAGCCAATTGTTTTATTATGTTTGTACAAGTGTTGAAAAACTTAACGGTAGGTTCTCCGGTGAATTCATTGTCACCTAACCTACGGTGGATTTCCATCTTGCCAGATATTCTATTGCGATCTGAGGGAGTCCATCGACATCCCATACGGATCATCGTCTCGGCTATGGAGGGTCCGTATCCCGTACGGTTCCAGCACGACGAGTCTAAGACAGCATAGTGCGGAGCAGGATCATACTCCTCCATTTCTAATATTTTAGCGGCGAGTTGCTCTGCTGTAAAGTGTTTTACGTAAAGTTCTCGATAGACCCATATGTTGTTGTCCCAATCGATTGCACCCCAGAGTACGCACGAAGGGCTTGCGTAGCCGTAGTCGGCCGCTCTGATTCGGGGCCAATTTGTTGGGAGCTCGTAAGGATCGACAACGTGCTTAAACTTGTGGAACTCTGGGAATGCACAACCTTCTGCAACATCCCAGTCCCCATCGAGTAGACGCTTTCGCTCCACTTCTGGGAGGGAGAGGAGCATGGCTTCGTACTGGCCGTCTCGCATAAGGTACGGGTTGTCAGTGAGTCGAGCGGGGACGAACTTTCTCCAGTACAGCGGCTTGCCTGCCTTTTCATGTCCATCCGGGTATATGTATGGTTTTCCAGATTCCATGTCGGTTGGAACGAAGGGCTTACCGGGGTCTCCTTGGTCGATGTACATTTTCTTGACCCACCAACCTCCGACACCACCGGGGTTTGCCGTACAGCGCATGGAGAGGTTTTGGGAGAGCTCTGGGTCGGTGGAACGTAGACGTGACCGTAGGTATTCCCATACATAGGGTGTGGGATACTGAGTGACTTCATCGATGGCTATCCAGTTGAATGCTTGCCCTTGATATCGTGTAACGTCTTTATCTTTGTCGAGATACGAGAACCATATGGTCGCTCCAGAGGGGAAGACCCACGTCGACTTACTTTCACGGAATGTGGCACCGGGAAACGCTTTGGGATACAGTTGTTTCGACTTTGATATGAGTTCAGTCAATTCATCGAGAGTACGGCGGAGAAGAAGCCCACGGTGGTTGCCGTTGTGACAATAGCGGAGAGGATCAGCAAGAAGAGCGAAACTCTTTCCGCCTCCGGCCGCGCCCCCATATAACACATCTTGTTCAGGGGCACTGAGAAAGTCTTCTTGAGGTCCCCCATTAGGTTGGAATACAATTTCAGACTCACCAACGAGGTCTGAAACAGCTTTCGGTAATTCATTCAGGTCTCCTTGGTCGATTACCCGTGACTTTTCGCCCTTTAGGGCTGTTTCGACCTTGGAGGCGGCTTTTTCTCGTACTGATGCACGATATGCTTGTTTTGTAGCGGCGGCTCGTTTCTTTTCCGCCTCTTTCTTAGACCGTCTTATCGATGCTTGAGTCGCTCGACGCGCTTTTTCCGCAGTAGAGAGATTGTAGCGGCTTTTGGGTGCATTCGGGTCCTTTTTTGGGCGTCCCGGCTTGCGTTTTGGCTTTTCTTCAATCTCGTCCGTCATAAAATCTCGGATTGATGTACATTTTTTGCTCTAAATCTGGTAACTCTTTCAGGTTCTCACAGATGTAAGCATCAATTTGAGTAGCTCCCGCTTGGACAGCGGCCCAGTACCGGTTGTTCCCCGTATGTACATAATACTTTGTGTATTTCTCGGGTTTTTTGTCTAAAATTCCGTGGGGTACTACGATAATCGGGTTAATTAGTCCACGTTCTTTAATAGAATCGAGCACTTCTTGCTTAATCTTTGGATGAAATGTGTACAGTGGGGTTAGTTCCTCGAGAGGGAGAGTGTTTATCTCTCGACCTAACGGGTTATTCTCCGCCTTCCAGTACATCTACAACCATCTCTTTCTTCGGGGGGAGTAATACCACGCCATGTACAGCTTGGACGTTGACGTTGTGAGTCTCCTGCTTGCCGAGTCCAACCCGATTGAGGAGAGACTCCGCGGCTTGCAACCGTATATTATCTCCACGCTCAATTTCCGGTGCATCAATCGTTTGTACAAGCTTATTTGCGGCCTTGAGAGCTCCACCTGCAAGAATATTCCGTGCGCCTTCGATAATTTCGTCGGCAAGAGACTCCTTGAGGTGGCCAATGGAACCTTGAGCGTAACCCGACACTTCGCAAGCCCTCGAGAAGTTACCTCCGTTCTCGAAGAGCGCGGTAAGGAAAGCTTGTTGTTGGTCGGAGAGTTCACGTTTCTTCCGTTGTTGGGGGAGGAGGTTCATGGTTTATCACATATATGTGTTAAAGAATGGGGAGATTACCCCCTATTGGAGGTACTTATGTGCAGAAAAAGTAAATATCCTAACGTATTAGGCGCATAAAAGTGGAATGGGGTGTACGTGGGGGCCCGTGGTCTCGGAACTTTGGTTCACATGGACTATAAAAGTTGATTTCCCCTGCCAGTTCGGCCCCGGTACACCCCCATTATGGGTACCGTTGGTTAATTCTGTCAACATAGTAACAAAAATAAAATAAAAAATTTACGTAGTTTGGGTTGTGGGGGATTGACAAGTGCGAATCTGGATAGTACAATGGGATTGTAAGCCCGCCGGGGTAAACCCATATACTACCCCACGCTTACCGCCCTCCCCATAGCCCTAACAGTATCCCCTGCTGTTGGGGCTTTTTACTTTCATACCCCCCTGTTCTCCCGTTTCCCCCCAGTAGGTAGCAAAGTCGACCCCGTTGGGGCCGTTGGCTTCCCGTTGGTACCCCCAGTAGGTAGCAAAGTCGACCCTCTGTGAAACACCTCCG